AATATAATTCTCACTTAATGTATGATCTTTATCAAGATACATAGTTATTTCTCTTAAGTTAGAATTTTGTTCAACTCTTTCTAGTCTTTCTTTTTCTTTTTTATCATTTAGTTCTTTGATGAAAAGATTTTTTAAGGATTCTTTGATTTTAGTTTTTGTCATTTTAATATTTTTTTAATAATTCTGTTACATGATTTTTAGCTGTTTCCCAACCATCTATATATTCTACAGGATCTTTCCTGTCTAATTTTAAAAATGCTTCTATTCTTTCTACTGATGAAGCTGATTTGTAATCAGATCTACCTAATGAATCTGGTTTATATGATGTGTTTGTTCTTTTGTAAACTTCATTAAATTCTATATTTAATAATTTACAACAAGCTTCACCATCTTTTAATATATCATATTTGTCTCCATTTAAGTAAGGAGTCATATATGTTATCTTATCTGCATCCCAATTACCCTCAGTAAATGCTTTATAATCAGCATCTCTAAATTCTTGTCTACAATCAGGATATATTGCGTGATCACCTGCGTGAATACCCATTGCAATTTCTACAGGGCAATTTTTTTCATTTGCAATTGATAATGCAACTGCTTGAATAATAGATGAAAATATTTTATTTCTATTAGGTACAACTGTGTCTTTCATGTTTTCTTCTTCATAATGCCCTTCTGGGACATCATCTCCTCCTTCGACTAAATTTGAATTTAGTAATTCTTTTAACCCAAGTAAAGTTATACATTGATATTTAACATTCCAACCGTTTTGGTTTAAATATTCAATTAATTCAGCTGCTCGTTTTAGTTCAACATTATGTTTTTGACCATAATCAAAACTTAACGCTGTAACTTCATATTTGTTTGCTAATAAATGTAGTAAAACTGTACTACTATCCATTCCTCCTGACAATGATAATACTGCTTGTTTCATATTATTTTTTTGTTTTTAAATGTTGTTTTCTTGTTTCATGTTCCCAAATTCCATCTGCTGTAAATTCATGCCAATGTACTCTTCCTTTTAAAATAGCATCTTTAATATTTTTCTGATGTTGATTTAAATGTGAATTTCCACTTTTTACTTCAATAAAATGAACACCACATTTTGACCTACTACCTCTATTTGAGAAAGCCACATAATCTATAGGTTTTCCAAAAAATTGTACATCTTTAGGGTTTACGGGAAAATTTTCCATAAAAGGAACATAATGTTCAATAGTTTTTCCAAAACTAACTGCTCGTGATCTTGAATATGCATCTTCTCGGATTGCTTTTTCTTCTTTTTGCTTCCATTTTGCAAGCATAGCTTCAGCTTTTCTTTCTGCGATTTTATTATGTGAAAAATAAACGTACGCTGCGAACGCTAAAGCACATGCTGTGAGTGTAATTAAAAATATCATTAGTATAATTGTATATTGCCATCCTTTATAAATTGTTTAAATTGGATGAGGTTGTGGTTAATATTGTATAAAATTTCTGGGGTAATTGGTGTTAATTGGGTTCTATCTATTTTTGTTTCTGATTTAGTTAATAATCCTAATTTATTATACTTTATCCCCTCTAAACCATGTATAATAGGATTTGATGTATCTATTGATTCTATAAAAGGAAAATCAGCATAATAACCGAATTCTTGTGGTAACGCACATCCTAATAAATGTATTCTATCACTTTTTCTTATTATATTATTTTCGTACATTTTAGATATAGTTAATATTCTACCCATCATTTTACCTACTAAAGGATTAGGATGGGGGAACATTTCTTTAGCATACCAGTCAGCACCATAACTAAATGCTATTTTATTATAACCATGATGTGTACTTAAAATAGAATAACATTCTACTGCTTCAAAATAACTATTTGCTTGTACTACTGCTACCTTAGTTACTCCTTCTGGTAATTCTATTTTAGACCATCTTTTAGCATTAACTAATGTAGATGTTTTGTTTTGCCAAACATCAGGTACTATAAATTCATCTGGTTCTAATCTATTAATCCAATAATGTAATCTATCTTCATCATAAGCTTTACCTAATTCATGAAGTGAATTATCCATTATAATATAACTACCTGATTCTCGAGCATTTTCAAAATGTTTTCTGTATGTTTCATTTTGATCTAATAAATGAGGCAAACAATACTCGTAATCATTCCAATCAAGACTTTTATAAAGTAAATTTACAGGTAATTCGTGTGATATTTTAAACATTCTTGCCTCTTTTTTTCTTTTTAGCTTTTCTTTGAACTTCAACTTGTGGGTTATTTATTTTAGCTTGAATTTTAATTCTTTGTTTTTTAGCTCCCACACCTTCACCTAAACGAGTATCTAAACTTTTTAATTGTTGTTGTGGTGTTAATGAAGCCCAATAATTATTTCTTTCTATTGCTTCTATATTTTTATTACTCATATGTTATTCTTGATAAATTGATGAATTTCTGTCTGCTTCCCAGCATTCTACTTTTACTACTTTTACTCTCCCCCCACCGGTTTTAGATAAAACGTCATTAAATTTATCAAATACTAATTTAGCACATGATTCAGCTCCCATTTTATCCATTACTACTAGTTTAGCAATACCCTCCATTGCGGCTCCTTGGAAAAAATCTAAATAGGGATCGTCCTTTTCTATTAATAATGTGTGGTCCCACATACTATTCATCCAATCTTTTAATCCATTTCCGGGAGTTGGTTCTGCGTCTTGGGATTTGAATCCACCATAATCCATTATCCAATTCATTTCATCTAATTGTTTTTCTTCTAAGGATTCTACTGATTCAAACCATACTTTAAATTTTAAGGCATACCCATGTAATAATTGACAATGAGAATGCGCCGCTTTCCATTGTCTAATAGCTACTGAGTAATTGTCAAATATTTTTGTTGATTGGTATTTTGCCATAACTTTTATTTTCTAATATATATTAATTTATTCTTCGGAATCCAAATCTTCTTTAGATTCTTCTATAATATCCTTATATTTTTCTTTTAAATCTTTATTTAATTTTTCAGCGTTTTCTTTTAACTGTTTTAAATCATTTTTCTCTAAATTGATACTTTCAATTTGATTTATTAAATTTACAGCATTATTTAAATCTGTTAATATTTCATCTGGTTTAATCTCTGATTTCTTCATAATCTATTATGTGTATTTCATTACATAACCATAAGTCGCCTTGTGCCTTAAAAAGTGAATCTATATGGTAAAATTTTTTAAACATGGAAGGCCAATCATCATATTTTTCTAAATTTAAACTTGATAAAGGAATTCTTCTTTTTACTTGAAACATCCTTCCTTGTATTTCTATTATATTATCCTTCACAACTTACACATTCTGCTGTTCTACTCCCTAAGTCTCCTTTTATTACTGAATCTGTTCTTAAATAATAAAGTGTTTTTACTCCTAATTTCCAAGCTTCTATATGTACTTGATTGATCCATCTTGGAGAATCTGTAGGTGAGAAAGCTAAATTAAGTGATTGTGTTTGGTCTATATATTTTTGTCTAATAGATGCTTGTCTTACTAATTCTAACTGATTAGTTTCGGCAAAGGTTAAAAATACTTGTTTTTCTTCTTCAGATAAAATATCTGCTGATAAGTTTTGTACAGAACCATCATCAGCTAAGATTTGGTCCCATACTTTATTAGTATTTTTCTTTTTTTCTATTAGTAATTTTTCTAATTCTTTATTTTTAACAATAAAAGTTCCTTTAGCTCCATTAAATGTATAAACATTTGCAGGTTGGGGTTCAATCCCCGCTGAACATCCACAAATTCTACTATTTGAAACAGTAGGAGCTATAGCTAAAACATGGGTATTTCTCATACCTGTTCCTTTACACCATAGGGGTTCTCCATATTCTTGGGCTAATTTTCTACTTGCTGCTTCAGCTTCGTTTCTAACTTTAGACATAATTGTATGTGTCCATGCAGTTGAGGCTATAGAATTAAATGGTAGATTTTTCTTTTGTAAAAATGTATGCCAACCCATCACCCCTAAACCTAAAGCTCTACCTTTTTTAGCATGTTTATGTGTTCTTTTCATTGAGGATTTACCATTTGTTTTAACTATAAATTCTTCCATTACACCATCTAAAAAATAGGTTGCGGTTTCTACTACATCTGTATCCTTCCATTCATCGTATTTAGCTAAATTTAAAGAACTTAAACAACAAATAAAACTATGTTCTTCATCTGTGTGTAGAGTTATTTCTGTACATATGTTTGTCATAGAAACATTAAGATTATTCATCATATATGCTACAGGATTATCTTTATTTACATTATCTTCAAACATAATATAAGGTTCTCCTGTTTCCATTCGTGATTTTAAAATTTCTAACCAAATATTCATTGCATCTTCATCTCTATCATTTAATTTTCTCATAAATGCATCATCTACTACAACACATTGATGAAGATTTAAACATTGTCTATTAGGATCACCTTTTGGTCTACGAATTTGTAAATACTCCCCAATATCTGGATGGTTTATATTACAATTAACAGAAGCAGCTCCTCTTCTCACATTACCTTGATTAGTAGCTATAATAGCAGAATCATATATTTTACACCAAGGAACAACACCTTCTGATTTTCCATTTCCTCTAATTTCAGTTCCTCTAGGTCTAATTCTACTAACACTAACACCTACTCCACCACCTGAAGCTGTTAATTTCATTAATTCAGCATTTGTTAATCCAATTCCCCTAATTGAATCAGGTGTATCAACACCAAAACAAGATATAGGTAATCCTCTATCCGTACCTGTATTTGATAATACAGGAGATGCTAAACCTATCCAACCATTCCAAATATATTTAAAAAATTTGGAGGCTAGTTCGGGTTTTTCTAAACGATTTGCAACTGCATTTGCTACTCTTCTATATGCTCTTTTAGGTGTCTCACCTGGTATAAGATATCCTTTTGAAATTGTAGATAAAGCTACTTCATCCATCCATTCAGGATAATCTTTTCCTTTTTCCCATTGGGAATAATCTGCTATTAAATTGTTATCCATATATTAAAATATTGAGGAAGGTTCCCATTTTACATGTCCTTTGCTATAATTTGTAACTCTATTAGCAAAGAAATCCGTGTGTTGTTTACCCGCGGATAAATGGTCAAACCATTTCATTCTTTCTATAGCTGTTACATCTATACCATTGACAATAGGTCTATAACCTAGGTCTCCCATTTTTGTATTTACTCTATTTTTTATAAAACTAATTAAATCTTCTTTTGTACAACCTTCTAAATCACCCATCTCATAAACCTTTTCTATAAACTCTACTTCTAATTGTAATGAAAGTAAAGCTGCTTCATTAATTGCTGCTTCTAATTCGGGTGTTTTTAATTCAGGTTTTTCTTCTAAAAGTGTTCTAAATAACCAACAACCTGCGTCTGAGTGCATTGATTCATCTCTAATACTCCATTCTACTATTTGTCCAACTCCTTTTAATTTGTTACGCATTTTAAATGAAAGTAAAACGGCAAAAGAACTGAATAAATTAACTCCCTCTGTAAAAGCACTAAATATGGCGAGTGATTTAGCTATTTCATGCCAATCTTTTTCTCCCTCAAAGCTATCCCTTACATTCATTAATGTTTCTATTTTAGCCATTGTTGTTTCATCTTCTAAAAACTCACTAAAATCATCTAAACCTAATTCTTCATTTAATAAACTATACGCTTCTGCGTGGATAGTTTCCATAGCCCCAAAAGTAGTAGCCATAGCTATTATTTCTGGTTTTCTAAACCATTTTGTTACTAAACCTGTCCAATAATCATTTACTACTGTTTCTGTTTGAGCAAATCCTTTAAGAATTGAACCTATTATATTTTTTTCTGTCTCAGTTAAGTTTTGTTTCCAATCATTTACATCTGACATCATAGGTACTTCTGTATGTAGCCAATGTGCTTGGTGTTGTTTTAACCAATAATCAAATGCTTCTGGGTATTCAAAGGGTTTATATACTATTCTTTCTTTTGTAATGTCTTTTTTTGCCATTTTTATTGTTTTAAATAATTAGAAAATAAAAAGGGGGCTATCCCCTTGTGTTGATAAATACAGTATATATAAACAAAACTTATCATATCCCAAAAAAATTGTTGGAGGATTGTTGAAGTCTTCTTCGCTGTGCGGGTGAAAGATCTTCTGTTGGATTTTGTTGCGGTCTATTATTTCCTCTTATATTTATTTCGATCTTACCAATTGCAGTATCCATAATAGAATCATAAGTTATACCATCAGCCCCATATCTATTTTTCATGACATGCCACCTTCCTGTGCCATTTTCCTTATCTTCTGCATTTCTAGATAAAGACATTGCAAAGTCAGTAATCATCATTTTACTGTAGCTTTCTGCCATTCTATCTCCTTGAATTATATCTTCTCTTGCTCCTGATCTATTTACTTGTGAAGCTGTCCAAATTGGTAATTTTAATTCGGTAGCTAAACCACGTAAGTTAGTATAAATGTCATCTAATTTGTCTCTTTTTTCTTTACTTGCTTTGGAAGTTAACAAATCAGCATAATCAATTATAATTAAATCTGGTTTAATATTTTGTTGTATACATTTTTCTAAATGTGCATGAATAGTATTTACTGTTGCTTGTCCTGCTGGGTATTCTCTAATATAAAGACCACCACGTAAATTTTCTACTTTATCTTTTACTTTATCTTTATGTAAAGTAATTTCACTTACTGAAATTTCAGTAAAACAAGCATCGTATCTTCTACCTACATACTTTTCATTTAATTCTAATGTATAATGAATAACTGTGTGTCCTGTTTTTACTGCTTGTGCCCCTAAAGCAACTAAAGCCCATGATTTTCCACCCCCAGGTCCACCTGCAATCATTCCTAAATCACCTTGCCCTAAACCACCACAAAGTAATTTATTTATTAAAGGCCATGGTGTTTCTACAGTGTTTCTAGCTTCTTCTCTAAATCGATCTTCTAGCTCAGTAACATATTCATGACCAATATCTCTTTCTGTTCCTGCTTTTAATGCTCTGTCAATTAAATTTCTAATATCATCATAATCTCCTAATTCTAATAAATCAACTGATTTCATTAAAGCATTTTTTAATGTTTGATTTTTACAAAAATCTAAAAAAGCATCTTTTACATAATTTAAATCTGTTGCATTAGATGCCTTGTATGCTTGTTTAAGTAAATCTTTTACAGCTACACTTTGTAATTCTTGGTTTATACTTTCAATTTCAACTTTAAAAACTTCCATTGTAGGAATTGTTTTATATTCATTATAATATTTAAGTGTTTTTCTGATAACCCATTTACCTGCATCGTTATCAAAATAATCAGGAGAAATTATGTCTGCAATTTGTTGCAAAAAATCTCTGTCCGTAATTAAGATAGCAAGTGCCTTAATCTGAAACGCATGTCCATATTGGGTTAATTTACTCATGTGTTTGTTTTGCTAATGTATTTAATTTTATAAAATGTTCCCTTAACCATAAATCAGGTGACGCAATAGCATTTCCTAATTGATCATTATTATACATCATAATAAAGTCATTTCGGGAAAGCAAATTTATTGGCGCTTCTATTAATCTACTTATTTGTAGTTTTAATTCGCCTGAAATTGGTGGGTTTTTTAAATCCATTAATTGTTCATTTAATTGGAGTTGGATTGCCGACTCACTAATTCTTTTATGCATAGGTTCTTTTCCTTTACCCGCATGTTCCAGAATAAAATCAAGATCAAGGGTATTTTGAGTAAGTAGATCTGGAACTATTTTAGGTAATTTTTTGGGTCCTAATCCTTTAACACCTTCGATGTTATCGGATTTATCACCCATTAAAACTTTATACATTAAAAAATTGTGAGCCGGTACTCCATAATCATCTATAACCATTCTAGG